TAGGAAAACCAAAAATAAAAATCTGTAGCAAATGTGGAGAATATAAATTAGTTGAAGAGTTTTCTCTTGATAGTCGGTCTAAAAGTGGTTTACAAACAAAATGCAAAGATTGTGAAAAAAAATACAGAGATAATAATAAAGAAAAAAGAGAAGAATACTTAGACAATACAAAGGAACAGAGAAGTGAAAAAATGAGAGATTATTATATCAAAAACAAGGAAGCAATAAACAGATGGAGGCGAAATTATTATTCCGGAGAAGGAAAGTTGAGTATTTTGGCTGCTAATTGGGAAAGAAGGATTAAAAAAATAAGTTCTTCTGATGGTAGTGTTACAAAACAATTTTTACAAGATTTATTTGTTATACAAAAAGGTAAATGTAATATTTGTGATAAAACTCTTGAAAAATTCCATATAGATCACATTATCCCGTTGTCAAAAAGAGGTAAACATCGAGCTGAGAATATACAGCTATTGTGTGATAAGTGTAATATAAAGAAAAGCAACAAGATTGTTGAAGATTTAGTATTTAGAGATAATGTTAAATATAATCCTGAAGTTGTTATTTCTATTTTGTTGAAAGAAATGAAATTAGGTAAATCTATTGAACAGGTTTGTGTTTCTTTGGGGATAGCAAAGTCTACTTTTTATGAATGGTTAAAAAAATACGATGAATTATCGAACGCCAAAAAAAGAGGAGAAGAACTTTCTTACAGTTGGTGGTTAGAAAAAGGCAGGGACAATTTGGAAAATAGGCAGTTTAATCCGACATTATTTTATATGAATATGAAGAATAGATTTGGTTGGGCTGATAAAACAGAGATAACAGGAGCTAACGGCAAGGATTTAATACCCACAGAAGAGAAAAAGAAGACAATCGGGGATAGATTGAAGGATTTACTGTAATTTTCTTTTGGCTTAAAAGCAGGGGCGAAATGGGGGTGCGTAAGTGAGTGGAGACTTAAAAAACTAATACAGTAAAATGTTTAATTTTATAATAGCTGGTTCGTTATTTGTTTGTGGGATATTTTTAGGAGAGAGCGGGCACGGAATACTAGGGATGTTTGCGGTAGGGGTATCTATCATCGCATTACTTAACCTTTCAAGGATAGAACATACCACTACCAAATTTTAAAAGCCTTAAATCGAAACACGTGGCGACAAAAAAAGACAAAAGCAGAAAATATATAGAGAACATCATCCTAAATGGGAGCAAGACAGATAAGATAGCACTTTACAATTTCACCAGCGAGATGTCAGTTGAAGAGATAGCAAAGAGGTTTAACTTATTTGTTGTTGGAAACTTCACTAGATATTATTCTGATAAACCAGCAGACTTTCACGAGGAGATGATCAAGAATTACATCCGGGCGTATTTAGGAGAAATAAAGTATCTTAATATTGGTTTCAGAGGATCGGCGAAAACTACCTTGTTAAAATTATTTTTAACTTATGCATTGCTGAACGACGAGGATACTTTCAGAAAATACATCAAGGTAATTACTAAAGACACAATCAACTCAAAGCAAATAGTAACTGATGTTTATAACTTAATTGTTGAAGTTAGTTGGTTATACGGTGATTTATTTGAGAAAGAAGGAAAGACGAAGAAAGAAGAGTCAATGACAACATTCGCATTAAAGACTGGTGTGAAATTAGGCTCTGGGACAGTCGGGCAAGTACAGAGAGGGCAAGTCCAGGACGCTTATAGACCCGATTTTCTTTGGTTTGAAGATGTAGAAGATTCAGCTACAATCCGCTCAATGGTTCAAACACAAAACATTATCAGCAAGATAGATGAAGCTATCCAAGGAATGAGCGACGAAGGAACCTATGTAGTAACAGCTAATTACATTTCAGAAGAAGGAACTATTCAATGGTTTAAGAATAAAAAAGAAATAGTTACCCAAATTACACCAATAATCGACAAGGACGGTAAACCAACTTGGGATAAATACACGCCAGAGAAGATTAAAAGCCTGAAAGATGACGCAGAAGATTGGTCCGGTGATTTCCTTTGCAATCCTACTAGCGGAAAAGATAAGTTTTTCGACATAGAAGTTGTTGAAGCGATGCTTTTAACAGCACAAGACCCGATAAGAGAAGAAGAATTTGTTAATTACTACGGAGAATACAACCCTCAACACCCTTACGGGATAGGAGGAGACACAGCCGAGGGAGTAGGGCGAGACTCAAACGCTTTAGTTTTAATTGACTTTAGAGCCAACACAGTTGAGGCTACATTTCACAGCAACGAGATAGCACCTGATGACTTCGGATATCTAATGGGAAGAGTTGGGAGAGCTTATGGAGGTTGTGTGGTAGCACCTGAGCGAAATGCAACTGGGTTCGCTACTATATCAGCACTAAGACAAGACGAATATCCTAATATCTTTGTTGAAGTAGCCGAAGATAAAATAACCAGGAAGAGAACAGACAAGCTAGGGTGGGGAACAGACCGAAAGACTAAACCTAAGATGTGGTTTAATTTTAGAAAAGATTTTAATGATGGAGTATATAGAATTAAAGACCGGGAACTATTAAAAGAAATCAGAAGCTATACAAAAGCAGATTTTAATGATAGAACTACTGGAGTAATAACAAGACATTTTGATCTCCTCACTTCTTGCGTTATAGCAAGTGAAATGAGAGAGTTCGCAGAATTTAACGACAATGTGGACTGTCACCAATTTAAACAAGAAAACTATGAGTAGAACAACAGCTTTTTTAGACGAGAATCAAGATATGCAGGTGACTATTGTCCCTGGAGCTTATTATAATATCGGAAATGTAATATCAGACGTATTCAGAGCAGTAAACTCTCAATTCCTAACTTCTACTTGGAGCGATGGAATGCCCAAAGAGTTCTTTGATGTTTCTAAGGTAATGGCAATCAACATTAAACACGGCACAGACCTGGACACCAAAAACATTTCTATCGAAGCAGAGAATCAACAAGCTATCGGAGTAGTGGGAGTTTTAAAGCCTATTATTCAAAATCATCTCAAAGTAGAAGATTATGCATCGCTTTTAAACAGCGTTAGAGACGAGCTTGTTGACTTTGGGCACGTTATACTAAAGAAAACATCAGAAGGGACAGAGACAGTTGACCTTAGAAACGTAGTTAGACCAGCTCACATCTTAGACGTTCAGAAAGGTGGACTAATAGAAAAGCACGAATGGACTTACTCAGATATGTTGCAACGTAAGAGCAAGTTTGATAAATGGGAAGAAGTAGAGACTTTATGGGAGAAGATGAAAACTCAAGGGCTTTCAACCTTTCAAGTATACGAGCATTGGTTGATTGATGACTTTGATGGACAAGTTACTAAAGGAGTGATTATGTCTTTAGACCGAGAGATAATGAAACCAGAAGATGGTTCAGAGCCTTCAGATTGGGACACTACGGTTGAACTTTCAAGGACTAAAACACCATATACTAAACCAATAGCAGACATTCAAAAGAAAAAAGAACTTGAAAAGAGCGGGTTTTTGATTGATGGAGAAGAACCTCTATATCCTTATGAAGATATTAGATTTGTAACTGTTAAAGGTAGATGGTTGGGTGCTGGAGTCTATGAGATAACCGCCCCGGTCCGAAGAGCTTACAACAGAACCTTGAACGTCAAACTAAGATACGATGAAATACAAACAAAAGGGACATTTTTACATACTAAGGGAATTAACGGCAAGAGTTTAACTCAGGAAGCTATTAACGCTTTAGAATCTACTGGAGTAGTTGACTTGCAAAACGGTGCTCAACTAGAACAGTTAAGAATCCAAAGTCTTACAAACGAGTTTATTAACTCAGCCGATAAGTTCTTTGAGTTCGCTAGACAGTTGCTAGGACTAACAGCACAAGGCACAGGGGAAGACCTCCCAGCTAATATGCCAGCAACCACAGCAGTAATAAACGACAATAGAGCTAAGACTTTATTTGATTCTATACTAGAAACTCAGGGAATAGCCTGGAGGAATTGGTTTTCAGACTTTGAATTAGATGACATTTTAGATAATCTATCAGCTAAGAAATGGGCTAAGATTCAAGGTAGCGAGGAAGACTTGATTGAAGTGATCACCCCTTTCGCTATAAAGTATCTGAAAATGGATCAAAGATTCCAGAATATGGTTTCTCTTGGACGGGAATTGAAGATAATGGAAGCAGTACAGCCAGCGATTGACAAAG